TTCATTTTCTCCAAATCATAACCTTGTTGAGTAGACATATTAGCTTGGTTGTAACCTTGTTGAGTAGCCATATTTTGAACATTGAAATTTTGTTGTTGATTGTTAAAATAATTTTGAGAATTAAAGCCAAACATATTCTGAGCATATTGATTATTAGCTTGCGCTGTAAGTTCAGCAATCTTGTATGCACCTTGAGCATTTGCATTAGTAATATCCAAATCTTTATTCAATTTAATATTATTAAGTCGAGTAGTGATATCAGCAATTTGCTTATCACGTGTTGTCATATTCTGATTCAATAAACTATTCTCACGTGCTTGATCGCCTTGCATAAGTCCAATAAATTGTTGACTATTACCAATCCCTCTATCTTCACCAGCAAGATTAGTAACTTGTGCTTGTTGATAGGCTTGCGCCTCAATTGCTTTCTTTTGTGCTTCAAAATCAGCTTTAGCTTGATTAACACTTATCTGCCCATCAGCAACAGCTTGATTATAACTTTTCTCAAGTGCAGATACCTGATTCGCAACAGCCGCATTAACGTTTGATGTACTTGCTTGAATACTACTATCACGCATAGCGGCGGCACTATCTGTAATTGCTTTAGTAGGGTCTTCTTTAGGTTGCAATGCAGAGTTATAACCTTGTAACTTACGCAAATAAGCGTCCTGAACTGACGTGTCCATCTTAGCACCAGAACGATTTGCAATAATACTTTGAACACGTTGGATTTCAGCGTTATTAGCATTTAAATCAGTACGATACTTTTGATCATCGGCGGCAGTTTGTGCGTTCCACCCACCACCTTGACCATATTTAACTGTATCAATTTTCTCAGTTGTTGCCATTGCACATCACCTCACATCTTAACTTTCCAAGCACCTGCATTACCTTTACTTCTATTTAAATCATAACCACTCAACTTCTTATTTTCAGGAATTACTGTATCGATAGCGTGTTGATACATATTCCAATCACATTCTCTACCTTTACTCCAAGCAATTGTTTGCCACTTAAAAGTAACTTTAGGAACACGTGCAGGAACTTTTATGCATGTGTTGTAACTACCATACACACCAAGACGATATTTGTACTCATGTTTAAATCCCTTGTCACATGTATATCCTGATGCGAAAACATCTGCTACACCTTTGAAGTACGGATAAACATAATTAATAGCTTCAACACCATTAATAATCTTAGTCGTATCAAAGTCAACCGCAAAATATAATACCGCATCATCAGGTGCACCACATGCTTGTGCTTTTTCAATCGCATCATAAGCATCCATCTTCCCTTGGTTATATGAGAAGTAATCAGCACGATTGTTAGCGTTTTGATACACAGATGCAACATACATATCAGCCTTAGTAATAAGTTCAGCTTCTTGTTTAGTCAACGCTTTCCAACGTGATTTAGTTAAGTATCTTCCAACAAAGTTATATCCAAGTGCACGAATTGCTTGTAATTCAGCAAGTGTTTTAAACGGAATAGCACGATCAATACCTTTTCCTGCATAACTTGTACTCATCACGATTACCTCCAATAGTATAAGTGAGGAAACACTTTACGTATCTCCCCACATTATACCATGATTTAATATTGTGGTGTAGCAATAATATCATTTGCTTCTTCTTGTGTTAGATATCCCTTAGTAACAGCATTTTGAATACCTGTCTCATCAATAGTGTGATTCTTCCAAGAAGACAAAAAATAATTATAAAGTCTACTCATATATTACACCCCCAATAAAAAGTTAATTGCATTTTGAGCTTCTAAAAGGTCAGACTTTAGTCTTTCAATTTCTGCATTTGCATCTTGAACTAATTCATCTTCTGTAGGTGGTCTATCAACAATTTCCCACGATAAAGTTCCAGTAACATCATCACGAACAAGTTGAGCAAATGTGCGACCAGTTACTTCTGGTTTTGTTGGTATCTCACTATAAGAATATTCACCAACTTGCATTTCTTCAACATGACGAACTATTTGTTTACCAGATTCATTTTCAATCCAAATTCTAAACATAGAATCTTCTCCTTTAATATATAAATTATTTTACCATGCAAGAATCACTTTACCATTACCACCACTACCACCAGCACTATATGTTGATGTATTTCCTGCTCCGCCGCCGCCACCAGCACCTAAAGAACCATTTCCAGCAGTTTGTGCAGGGGGAGAAGCATCACTCTTACCGGTTACTCCACCATTATTTGCCCCATCTAAGTAACTACCCGAATAAATTGGCGGGTTATTACCACCTGTTGCACCATAATTTTTACCACCAGCAGTTCCCCAATATGGATTCGCATTTGTAGAATTGCCTGATGTTTCTCCACGTGTGCCTAATATTAAAACGTTTAATGAATCAGTACCAGAAACCAATCCACCACTACCACCAGTGGAACCTACACCTCTTTGTCCACCACCAGCTATTAAGTTTCTTACAACACTATTTGAACCAGCCACACCAGAATTTTGTGTACCACCTGAACCTGCCGAACCACCTGACCCACCAGTACCTACAGTTACCGATATATTTTCACCCGGAGTTACATCTAATCGTGCTAATGCATAAGCACCACCTCCACCACCGGCACCAGTTAAAGAACTTCCAGAACCACCACCAGAAGAACCTCCACCACCAGCACCCCAAATACGTGCAAATAGTCTATAAACACCAGCAGGAACAGTAAATGTATAAGTTCCCGGTGAACTATAAGTTTGAGTACCACTAACAGGTACATCACCATTGTAGCTACCCGTTATACCAAATATAGTTTCACCATTTTTAATCTTTGCCGCAATAAGGTTGGCATCACCAGATACAATTCCAGCACCATTATGATAACCAGCATTAATGGATTTCGAAGTAGACCCCGGTGTGATTGTTACTGCACCATTATCAGGCATAGTACCCGCAACACCTGCAATAGTTGTTCCACTTTTAACATTAGCAGAAGGTACAACAACTTGACTTACAACACCTGTCCCATCATGATAGCCAGCAGGAATAGTAACATTTCCAGTACCACTTGGTGTTAAAGTAATTGAACCAATGTTAGGCATTGTACCAGCAACACCAGCTATAGTTGTACCAGATTTTACATTTGCAGAAGGTACAATAACTTGAGATACAATTCCAGTACCATTATGATAACCAGCAGGAATGGCAACACTATTACTACCACTTGGTGTAAGTGTTGTAGCACCATTGTTAGGCATCGTACCTGTTATTTTATCAGTTGAGCCGTATGCAATTTTTCCAACTAAAACATCACTAGCAGTAATTGTCGCATCAGATGTATTGATTCCACCACCAATACCATGCGCTTTTAACGTGCCATTAATATTCATTTCATCACCCCGTTACAACAGGCGTTTTGTTTGTAATATTACCACTTGCATCATAAACCAAAGACCAAGTAACAACTTTACCAGAAGGTGTAGTACCATCGCTATTATAATAAGTCCATGTATCAGTTAAATATTTTCCAGATGTTAAATTGCTAAGAACAGAACGCATAAACAAAGTGTTATTACTACGCTTATAATTAACAGTAGTATATACTTTATTAGTTGCATCCCAAGTGCTAGTATCAACATCTTCTACGAGAATAGAGTTATGAGCAGTAACATCATCATTGTGTCCTTGAGTAATTTTAATCCATGTTCCAGCAGAAGAAGACCAAGTATACATTTCCTTCAAATCGCTACGCCAAAACAATTGTCCTTCAGTAAATGAACCAGTAGGAAACACAGTACCAGAAGCAACATTCGCTGTAGCACCTGCATTAGCAATCTTCTGATCAACTATAGCTTGTGTGTAATAACGTCCATCAAGTGTACCACCAACAATTTGAGCAGAAGTAATTGTGTTATCAGCAATTTGTGCCGCAGTAATAGCCTTGTTAGCAATTTTATTTGATGTGACAGCTTGATCGGCAATTTTAGCATTAGTAACATTTAAATCAACAAGTTTAGCAGTACCAATACTATTATCTGTAATCTTTGTCGCATCAATTGAATTAGGTGACATTTTAGCAAGAGTAATACTTGCATCAGCAATTTTTCCAGTTGTAATATTCAAATCAGCAATCTTAGACGTTATTACACTACCATCAATTAGCTTATTCGAATCAACAGAATTAGTAGCTAATTTACTAAGCGTCACACTTGAATCAGCATGTTTAATAGTAGTAACACTCGCATCAGCCAATTCAGATGTGCCAACAGAACCATCAACAATTTTGCTTGCATCAACACTGTTAGGAGCAAGTTTACCAAGAGTAACATTTAAATCTGCAATTTTACCAGTAGTTACATTTAAATCAGCAAGTTTAGCTGTTGTTACAGCCAAGTTAACAATCTTAGGTGTACTAACACTATCAATTGCAAGTTTAGCTTGTGTAACACTCGAATCAGGATGATCGAGAACAACAGTGTTTTTATGATTAGTAAGATTAGTTGCATTTGTATCAATTAAAGATTTAAGACTTTGAAGTTGTGCAAGAACCGTACTACCAGTTACACCCGTAATTACTTCTGATGCGACGAAACCAGCACCACTTGCACCAATAGTCGTTGATTGTAATTTTGAAATAACTTCTTCGAGAAATGCTTGAAGTTTAGTTGAAATAAATGGTGTAATTGCAGTTAAGCTAATTGCATCTGCACCACTTGTTCCATCAGTAATCGCATCAGTAATTTGATTAAGAACAGCAGAAATTGCATTCACTTTATTAACAACTTCTTGATTATTTAAATCAAATTCATCAGGATTAATCATATCTCCAAGTTGAAAATCTGGATATGGTAAAACCAATTCAGAAATAGACATTCATATCACCTCTTGCCCCTAAATTCATACTCACCATTCATTTGATACCAACGCATAGGTTGATTAATATCTTGATCAGCCATCTTAGTCCAAATTGTCCCATCAAATAAATAGTAAGCTGATTCATCAGTAACGTAAACTAAAGAACCATCTTTCCTACCCAAATAATTAATCAAGTCATCGGCAGTATTAACAGTACCTTGCGGGTCGTATCCGTTTGAAATGGTGAATGTAATAAATCTTGCACGTCTACCAATAACAAAAGGAAGTGATTGCACAATGTTTCTTGATATGAATCGACTGCCCCACTTAGCACGTCCATATACAGAAATCTGATCACCAATCGTAGCAACACCAGTTACTTCGCCATAATCAATTCCAAATGCTACATCAATCATTGATGCGAAGTCTTGATAAGTGTGTGCAACAATATAACACTCTCTAAATTGTTTATAAGAACTTGTATCATTCATATCAAGATTCTTACTCGTCCAGAAAGCACGATACGGTATACCGTAATCAAGATAATCATCAGAATAAGTATCGACATATCCCGAATCAGTACCCCATATAAGTTTCTCATTCAAATTATAGAAACTTCTAGCGTTATGATGATTATATACCGTCCAAGCACGATGACGATATGAATAAACAAGTACTTTGTCTGCAATACTCAAATGCCATTCATCTTTGAAAAAATAACCACGTGCATCATCAATTTGTATTTGCGTAAAAGAAAGTGGAGCCGCAAACAAATCAAGTGTCTGAGAGATGATAGAAGTAGCCAATATCTTTTGATCATTACGTGTAGATGCTAATGAATAAGCATTCCCATCAGTACCTAAGTAAAATAAATAATTATGAGCAACATTTATTGCACGATTATTAATTACACCAGTATGACTATTGATTCTCCTAAGTGTAAATAATTCAAATCCAAGTTGAGGATTATTTGTTTCACCAGTAATAACGTACAAATCATGTTTTCTTCCGATAACTACCGAATCATCATACACAGTAATTGCAGTAACTTTATCAGAGTTAGGAGGAAGTTGTACAGGTAGTGTTACAGGGTAGTAATATGGATTCTGCACATCAGATATGAATACATTATCATTATCTTTATTACTACCAGATATAAATAAACGTCCCTTTCGTACTGTAATAAACGAAGGAACTTGTGGTAGAACATTTGCACCTTTAGATGTGTCAGTCATTTCATTTTGACAAGGTTCATAGTATATAACACCATTAGTATAATCATATCTTGTTACACCACGTATATAAGAAGTGTCTAACGGTGTAAAACCAGCAAGTGGAGTAATAACTTTCATGACAGTGTAATCATTTATAGGTGTTCCAATTACGTCTGTATAGGGTAACGCATCAGTTTGAGGAAACTTGCCATACACATACAACTCTCCACCATCTACAAAGAAATACTTACCAGAAAAATTGACACCATCAATTTGTCCTGCAACATTTTTAATCAAAGTACTTCCTGCATAAAGTTTAGCAGAAGTTCCCCGCAACAATATATCAGCATCAGTATATGGCTTAAACTCATCAATAAATGTTACAGGTGCATCCAGCACTTGCCCATCATAATGCTCAATACCATTTCTCTTTTCCATAACATTATCATTCATAAACTTAACGTTAATCAAATCTTGCGCTTCGTTGTTGTTCAATATTTCCGAACGATTATTTAATCCACCAGCAAAATCACTCAAAGAGAAGGTTAAAATACGATTAGCAGGTGGTATAGCTTTCTGAATAAATGCCATATCACTCCACTCCTTCTACACCCAAATCAATATCCACATCAGAATAGCGTTTTTGAAAATAGTTATCTTCAACATAATCAATTTGATTTGTAGTATCTACAACTACATCTGTTCCATCAGCATTTTTAATTACAATTTCACCCGAATCAATTTTTCCTTTTAATTCGTCTAATTTTGATTCAAATTCATTCATCAATGTAGTTGCCTGATAGTGTCTTTCATCTTGAAAGAAACATCTTGATGCAGAATATACAGCAAGTAAATTATGATAAGGTGCAGGTAAAAGTATCGGCTCATCAGAAGGTGCACTTAGATATGGCATACCTTCAAGTTGAGGAATTACTTGCGTGCATCTATCAATTCCTTCATTAAGATAATCCTGCACATCAATAGCACGAAAAATAGAACTTGTTAAGTCACGTGTCAAACTACGAACACGTAATTGTAACTTTTGATTATTCATGCATTACACCTCACTTTCGGCGTTGCTTACTTTTAAAATCCGGCTCAACTTGTTTAGTTTCAACTACCTGTTCAGTCACAGCAACTTTATCTTTACTTGCAAGATACTCAACAATAGAGTTAACTTGTTGAATCAGCGCATCAAGACGAATATTAATACCATGCAAATATCTATCGTTACTATTAATTGGTGCATCAAGTTTCATAGTTATCCTCCATTATAAAAGAGCAGAGCCTTTCGACCCTGCCCTCCATAGTTTTTAATATTTATCTTACAGACCAGTCGAACCAATAACTCCACGCCAATCAGATACACCGAAGGAATACCGCATATAGCCGCGATACTTGGCAACAAAAGTATCGAAATCTTCTTCCCACTTGAACTCAGGACGTACACGCCAGAAGAAGTTCAATTCATGACGCGAACCATCTTGTACAAACCAAGCCGTATCAGAACCACCACTTGCCGCAGACAGATAATCAAGTACAACAACTTGAATACCTTGTTGACGCAAGTATTTGTTTGTGTCATTCAGATTTCCACCAGTGATATTAACCGATTCGAGCAAACGTACAGCCGTATCAGCAAGTGCCGGAGGAATGATAAGTTTAGTTACACGGAACTGAGCAGGATTACCAGCTTCGTCAGGAGTTTCACCCATCAACTGAATAGCTTGCTTCAGCGTAACATCACTCAGTGCACCAGTTACCAAGTTGTCGCCAACTTTGCCACCAGCATCAAGCAAAGGATGGTCATTTGCAAACAATGCTTTACCATCATAGATAGCAGACAAGCCAACTCCACCAACATCAGCAGAGAAACCGTTTTTGAAGATGGTTACAGCATCTTTCTCAACTTTAGCACGACCAGAACGAGCCATAGCCGCAGGCATCTTATCAATTTGACGATATTGGTCATCATCAAACATCTCGCGTGTTACCATGAAACCTTGCGTAAATGCAGAGTGGATATAAGTACGTTCCAGACCCGGAGACAGAGTTTTGTAAGCAACAGTATCAAACTGGCTTGCACGTTCCGTCCAATCACCGAACGCACCCATTCCCCACTCACGTTCTACAGCCTTATCGGAACTATGAACATTATATACAGAAGTATATTGCTCAGGAAGTTCATCATAAGTTTCGAAAAAGATACGGTTCAAACGTGGCTCAAGCAACTTACCAAAATTATCACCGCTAGTAATTTCCGTATCAAGATAATTAAACGTATTGTTTGTTGCAGGTTGCACCGGAGTAGCAAACCGTTGCAAATCAAACAGTTTCAGCAATTTTTCCATATTCATCACTCCATATTTTTTATCGCTTCATCATAGTTTTCCACTTAGCATATTCTTCTGGTTTTGTCTTAGACTTTTTACAGAAATCAAGTTCTGCTTGGGTGAGTTTAACACCATTATCCGTCTGAGGCGCACTAGCCCCATCGTTAGAAGAAATAATGCTTTGTGTACTTCCTTGATTAGCTTCAAGTTCTTTAAGCAACTCTTGTCGAATTTGCTTTTTCATATCCTCTATATTAAGTTCAGGTATTTTATTGTCCTGAACAGGAGGAACATCAGTTTTACCCTTACGTGCACTAGCCAGAAGGTGTGCATCTTCCAGATTCATTCCCGGACGAGTAGAAGCAATCTCCAATGCCGCACGTACATCAAAGTCTTTATATTTCAATGTAAGAAGTTCAACTTCACGTTCTACAATTTGGTCTTGCAATCTTTCCTGTTCTCGTACACTCTCATCAGGTAGTTGAATACCAAGTTGTTGTACAAGTTGCGGATTAGCTTTCATCTGATTGATGAGATGCAACGCCTGTTCAGCCTCTCGCTTAACACGTGCCGCTTCTTGAGTCTTACGTGTATAGTCTTGTGTACGACTATAACCAGCTTTAAACTCCTTGATTTGGTCAAGCGTCAATTCCTCACCATCAACAACAATCTTATCAGCAGGTTTAGTTTCAACAGGCACAACTGGTTCAGCTTGTTGCGTAACAGGTGGTTTTACTTCCGTCTTCACATCAGCAGAAGGTTGCTCATTTTTTTGAGTCTCTTGCTGTTGTTTCAAAGCGCGGAATTCATCAATATTCATTTGTTCTTCCTCCTTGGAATCCACATAGGGTTTGCTCCAAAATTGTGTGTTGCACCACTTAACGTGGGAATCGTGCTTACTTAATCAAATCTTGCAACTCAGGGTGTTGCATCATAAGTAACTCCAACTCATCGTCACTCATACCTTGAATGCCATTGAGAAGGTCTTGAGGCATACCCAAATCTTGCTGAACATTTCCACCGGAAGAATCACTCAACCGTTTCTCAGCATTTTGAAAGCCTTCATTAAACGATTGGTCTTTTATTTTATTAATTTCTTCCTGTTTCTTCTGTTCTTCGACCAATGTATCATGCTCACCTTGAAGTTGTAAAATTTTCTTATTTAACCCTTCAATAGCAGAAGCAACTTGTTCAACAGTTTGCAAAGTTTGCTGATCGTTCTTCTGATTTTCCTGCACAAGTTGTTGGAACTGTTGCACAACTTGATCAAGTTGTTTCTTAACTTGTTCCAACTCAGCTTGTTTGTCACCCATCCTTCTGATTAGGGCAGAGTTAATCTCTTGAGGGAGGTAATGTGCAACTGCTTCACGGTCAACCAAATTTTGACCATCAGGCATAGGAGTTTGAGCAAGACGAATCATCAAATCAAGCATAGCACCACGATTTACAGGCATAGTACTACCGGCAGTAATCTTGATATCGTAATCGTATTTCAGTTTAGATGTGGTGTACTTCTTGAAATCATAACTTCCATCAATACGTGTAATACGCATCCACTTATCCTGTTTCCAGAATTGTTTCATGCGACTAAACCATTTACAAGCCAACTTACCAAGACTTTGTTCCATAAGTTTAACTTTAAGTCGAACACGTGCCTGTCCTGCTTCTTGTAGTGCAAGGATACCCTGAGCAGTATATACACCAGTTTCAGAATTACCTTTCAAACTATCAAAAATACCAGAGACTTGCTCCATATCATGCTTATATGTTTCAACAGCATTAACAACATAATTTGGCATACTAGGTGCCTGTTCACGTCTAACTTCGCTACCCGGATTCTTACGTACAACAAGTCCCGGTCTTGCTTTCAATCCACCCTGAGGAATACCAGCATTCTTATCAATAATCCACGGCATATTTGCAGTAGCCTTTGCATTATCAAGAATAGCGTTATTCAACTCATTCATATATTGTTGTGGAGAAAGAAGTTGTTTAACTTCACCAATACCCCAAAACTTACCCGGAATATCATAGTCTTTCAATAATTCAAATGGAAATTCCCCATCATCATAAGGATTATGTCTATCAGCAAGTACAATACCCAATTCAGGACAAATCGTAATAATTCGACCTTTAGGATATTTCATAGTTAAAACCTTATAATCTTTCATCTGTACTTCATTGCGTTCATAATCACGTGTATAAACTTCAAGTACAAGTACCTGATTATCAACACGTGCATTCTTGTTATTGTCACGTACTAACTCACCATAATTAATCTGTCCACCACTAATCTTTTCAGCATGTTTGGGGAATGCGCGTTTCAAGACGTCAGCATTCTTATATGATGCGTAAATAAGATATTCAGCATCCTTTACTGATGTTGCAAGTGGGTCGGGAAACAAGTTATATGGACTAACAGAAGTACATTTAATTTCTTTCTTCCCTTCATCCCAAGACAAAAAGTAAACAGAAGTACCTGTAACAAGTGTCATAATCAAGTCACGATACAATTTCTCTGTCATACATTCCCTATCCCACTCATAAGAAAGTGCTTCTTGCAAATCATCAGCGAATGCCGCACCTTCTGGTTGACGTGGAAGTGCTTGAAACTTAGGGTCATGATCGACCATGATAGGACGAATCGTTTCAACAACAGACCAAATGTAGTTAGCAACAAAGTTACTCTTATAATCAGGCAAGTCTACATTCTTAAAATAATCACCATAATAAGCATTAAAATAAGTGTTCCACTCTTTTACATAAGGTGCTTTTGCAACCATAGCATCTTTAAACTTCATATTCCAAAAACTTGCTAACTTTTGTTCTTCTGACATTTCTTTCACATTAGCCATTAAACCACTTCCTCGTAAGTGGATTCAAAAACATCTTTTGGGATAACCCAAGAATCATCAGGAATTCCTTCATTTTGAACAAGATAATCACCATTCTCAATAATAGCAATAAGTTTAATAGAATTCTTTTTACGATAAATTTTATACTTAATTTCTTCTTTCATATTCCATCCCCCCTTAATCAGCTACCTCATCAACATTTTTATCTGCTTCAAATGAAGGGTCAACAATATCACGTGCACCCTTTCCTCTTGATTCAATGGGAATCTCCGGCACGTAATGTTCACCTTTTCCTTCCAATAGCAATTGTAACATGATAGCAGTAGCCATTACACTATCGTCAAAACACCCTGATTGGGCATTTGTCTTCCCATCATCACCAATAACATACGTGTACATCTCACTTATAATCTGATCGCTAAAAATACCTAAGTAATGTTCACGAACAAATTCAGCCAACTTATCAATCATAAATGGCTTAGTACGAGAAGAAGTTGTCCAACCAAGTTTTTGAGTTTGTGTGTCCGCAATTTTGTCATATGATTTGGTGAAAAAAAGATTCCAATATTCTAATTTTTTGATTTGCGAGAGTGTTGTGAGTCCATGGTTGTTATTCTCCACTCCAAGATAGGCATCGTTATAATAGCGAGACAACTTAACCAACTCAGTACCAAACAAATCAGGGTCAATATGCCCATGCCATGTGGCAACAATATCAAACTCACTATTTCCAACAACAGCACAGCTATAGTCACCCTGAACAAGACCTTCAGCAACGTCTGCACCAATTGCGTATGAAGTGCCACTTTCAGGCTTCTTCCAAATCGAGATATAACCTTGTTTATCCTCGACAAATTCTACTCTACCACCCTTATCAAAGAGATAACCTCTTGCAATTGGTTCTTTAGTGATAGTCTGGTACTTTTTAAGTGCTTTAATGCTGAATTTCGGCCTTCCTGATGAGATAAACGCTTCTTCAGGTGTGGAGGGATATTCTTGCATGAATAGGATTTCGTCTCCCTGACATTTGTTTGCAACTGTATATCGCCTCCAATTAAGTTGTTCTAGTGTTAAATTAAACTTCTGCATCAATTCAAAATCATACGTTCTGATGGGATTACCTTGCGAGTCGGTTGTTATCCCTGATATCTCATCCAATAATTGTTCTCGTTCAGCGTCACTACGGAAAGGTCGAGTATATCCGGGGTCGATGAACCAAGGCAGAAACACAGGAATAAA